TGTATGCCTTGCGCGTTCTTTCCATACACGCATGTGCATCCGCCTTGTTCTCAAATCGCTTGTGCATTCCAAAAGGTACGCTCATTGCAATCCCCCTGCTGTCATCGGCATTGCCGCCGTATCCTTGACGCCAGTGCGCCCTTCATTGGCGTTCTTTCCAAACTGCTCTGATTGATGCGCCAGTCCATCCATCCACCCCTTCAAGTTCTGTAGCTTGTCCGGGGCCATGTCGCTGAAGACTTGCGGGTTTGCCTGCAACATTTGCTGATACATGCCAATACGAGCCTGATAATTCCAGCTTCCAGACGTGTTCATCTGCGGCATTCCACCAGCGCGAAGAATCATGTAGTTCTTCTGCTCGTCTTCGATCTCCTTACTCGTTCCTTCCGCCTTGGACGTAATCATTCGCTGCGCCGTGTTTGGCAGTACACCACGCAACATCTGTTCGCTCAATATGGTTGAATCAATCGTCTTTCCGCCATTCATAGGCGCAATGTACTTCTGGAAAATCTCTGCCGCTTCCAACATATTCTTGGTCGAAAGCTCCGCCGTGTCGAAGTCAATCTTGACCTCAAAGTCACCGCTCAATTCTTCGATGGTAACGGCCTTTGTGCTGGCCTCGTCTCCAAGAATCATGTTCAACATGTCTTGGCTCATATATGTCCGCGCCAGTTCAAGTATGATTTGAAGTTCATCGCGCACAGTGTCAAGAACAAGCCCAATCTCAAATTCTTGACGACGCTGTACCATCTCTGGAGTGACCAGTTCCGAAGGACGACAGTAGTAACGCGCCACGTCGCTTTGAACGTCCTTCTGGACTTGCAGACACGTTGCCGGTGGTTGCGGCGGCTGCATGAAGGCCAACGAACTGCTGGCGTTTGGAAGGTTGACGTGCTTCATGGACTTCAGCGCGATGTTACCGCTGGACGGCCCACGAATAGAAACGATAGGCGGCAAGTGCCCTACATCGGCATTGTCAACCACCATGTCGCGCATACGCTTCAGCAACGATTGATCCTTGCCGCTGATCTCTGGCACACCACGCGACCACAGAATCCCTTGCGCCATGTACTCACGGCAGAACAAAACGGCTGGCCAATGATTCTGGCTGAAACGAATCATCTTCTGACCAAAAGCCGTCTTGGTCGAACGCGGATGAATCACCGAAACGTATCGGCTCTTGATACCGTCGTCGTTATTGGCGATGCGGTACACCCAAAGAATCTGATACTGACCGGCCCGATACACCTCGTTGTTAATGCTGGCCCATCCGTTTGCCGTTGGCGCGTAATCGTCAAAAGCCGCCATGGATTCATTTGCCAGAACTTCCTTCAAAAAGTCTTCATCCCAGTCTTCTTCTTTCGCCCGGTTGCGCAAATCAGCCTCGAACAACCATTCACTGACAACCCAAATCGGACATGAACGAAATTCCGTCATGCTGTCTGGACAATAGAAGTCGTCTCCAAACCGCGTAGCTGTCAGTCTTGGCCCCTCGTAAACCACAGTCTGAACCGGGAACTCTGCCGCGCCAGACTTCAAAATCTCTGCCGCCGCCTTCTTCGCACGCTTGGCCTTGATGCGCGGGAAAAACTGCATGATTGTCGAAACAAGATCGTCAACATTAGTATCCGGCGAAGATAGAAGTGAAAGGAACGACTGTTGCGCCTGTAGCACAGTGTTCTGATCAACTTGCGCACCTTGCTCCTGTGCATTCTCCAGATATTCTTGTGCCCACTGTTCGGCAATTTCTTCCGCCGTCAGCTTCTTCATTACCATTGACTCTTCTTTGCGCCAGTCCACGCGCATCAGAGAAACTGCCGGGGAATCCGTCACCATGTAATTCAACGCCTTGGAGTGCTCGTTGATCCAATGGCTTCCCATGCGGTCAACCAGCCACTTCAAAATAACAGTCCATCTGTCCGACCTATCCTTGGCGTCCTTGAACAGTCCGCGCGGCTCGCAGCGGATAATAGCCCGCCGCATCGCCGTGATCGCATCGGAAACCTTCTCGTTGCAAATCTCATCGCAAAGCCAAGAAATCTGATCGGAACTTCTTGTCAGTGGCCCCTTCTTAATGCCAAGGTGATGCCACCGCATGTCCGAGTTCCATCCGTCATCGTCCGTATATTGATTGAATCGAATAACCGTGTTCAAATACCGCTGCTGCGACCACCATGCGTTGCGCTGCGACATCGTCAAAATCTTCGTCTGAATATCACGCAAAACGTCTGGATCAAGTTCGCTGTCGCTTCCGTCATTTCCCGTGGTTGCGAAAAGGTTATTTTCAGCCATGTGTCACCACCCGATAAATCTCATGACAGAAACGAAAAGGATATCCCACCCGCCTTTGATTCGACGGGTGGGCGCGTTCAACCGATGCTACTTCTGGAGCCAACCTGCCCCGAGAGTACGGAAGAAGAAACGACACTTGCCGCCTGCCAAGTCGGAAGGCTTGATCGTGGTCACGGTGATCGTGGTCACGTTCGTAATTCCGCTTTGGTCATACATGGTGTTGGTAATAGAGCCGCTTGCTCCAAAACTACCATACACAGTAGGAGTGGCGACATACGCTGATTCCAGCGCATTAATGAATCCACCCGTAGCCGAAGCAGGCCCGTTGGAAACCTTAATGCTGAATGTCGTGTTCGTGTTGGACTGCGACCAGAACGGCTGGTCAAGTTCATAGCCAGTGAACTTCAAGGACAACGGGCCAACGAGTACGTTCGTGATGGCGAACGTAACGCCGGTCGATGTGTAGGAAGCGAGATCACTCGCCTGAATTGTGATCGCGTGATCTGCATCAAACCGCGACATCTCTTCTAGGGAGATAGGCAGAAATGCGCTACTGGCGGAAGCAACAGCAGCCGCCATGACAACGCCAAGTGTGATAAGAATCTTTTTCATGTGTGTGTTTTCCTTTTCTTTCTTTGTGGATTACGCATTGGCAAACACTGCGAACTGTCCGAGCAGTGATTCAGGGATGAGCATGTAATCCGCCTTGTGGAATCCACGCTTACCAGCACCCTTGGTATTGTTCGGGTCTTGATCCACATGAGCGATCGGCTGCGCCCACGAGATTTTCCAATACTTCGGGTCAATAAAGACACCGGAATAAGGATTGTAACCGCCAATCACATTCCACGGAATGACACCAGCAGCCGACGCGCTAGATGCCTGTGCGGTCGAAGCGACATAGTAGCTGATTTCATTCGTCACACGGCCACCATCGAACTCGAAGATGTCAACCGAGTTGAGCAGCATCTTGTCCGTCTGATCCATGTAGAACTGCTTCTGCGCGACCGTGCCAGTCGTGACAACCTTGACATCCGTGAAGCTGGAGAAAACCTGCTTCAACTGGACGCCACAGATACCATTCAGGTTAACGGGGCCAAGCGTGTTCTGTGCGCAAGAATTCACGAGAGCAATCGCATACGCTTCTGTAAGCGTAGGATTGCTGTAACTTCCGATGTTGCCATCGTAGAACGTGCTTGCAGACGTAGCAATGGCCGCATTGACAGGAGCAACCGCGTGCTGACTGTATGTGCCCGTTCCGTACAGCGATGTGCCGGTAACGGGACGCAGCCAGTTCATTGCGCCACGGGAACTGGTACGACCGCTCACGCTGCCGTCATCCATTTCCGCATTGGAGAGAAGCTGGCATTCGATGCCCATCACAATCTTCTCTTCGTCGCGCATGATCTGCTTCGCCAATTCGGAAGCAACTTCTTTCTGCTCGGCACGCTGTGCGCGTTCCGTCACCATATAGCCTTCCGAGCGAACTTCCGAAGCGTATGCAGATACGGTTTTCGGCTGTTCCGACGTGTAACCGTCGTTCTTGTCAACGCCTTCATTGACGTTCACAAGGGTCGGAGTAGCGACCGGCCAGACATCCCACTGATGGAACTTCTGGATGACGCCACTGGCTTTACCCAAGCGTTTCATGAAATGCACACGATTGTCGTATGCGCGTATGATCTTGGCGCCCAAAGACAAAACTTTGAGCGGAATATCGGCTTCAAATGCACCCGGCATAATCACATCCTTGCGCGGAAAACCGCGCCATTATGCGCTGGCTTTTGCGCGAAGTTCGTCTTCGATTTCAAGTCGGCGACGTTCCTCGCGTGTTAAACTAGCGCGTTCTTTCTCAACCTCAAGCTCGCTTTTTCGTGGTGTGCCCCTCGGTCGTCCCGCACTCGCGGAAGGACTGGGAGGTGGTTTAATGGCCCTTGGCTTAGCGTTGGCAAGAAAATCCGCGTCTGACGATGCTGACGAACGCACCATCTGACCCTTTGACGCCTTCAAACCTAACGCGAAAATCTCGCGTGCTTTGCTGGCTGCGCTGGCTCTCACCTGCTCTGCCTTGTCCAAAACCCTCTTGTTATTGGCCTTGAGACCGTTGACGTGACGCATCAGCGCACCTACTGAAAGCTCCCTGCCATCAGTCGCGACATACGGTTTCCCGCTTTCAAAGCAATCAGCAAGGGCGCCTTCCCAAAGTGCGATGCTCCTTGTCACCTCGTCGGCCTTGGTCAATATCTCGGCACTACTCTTGTCAATGAACTGCGGAAGAACCCCGGCCTCTTCTGCCGCCGCCAACACCGTTTCATCGCTGATTGGGTTGCGCGACTCCAAATCGGACGTAAGTTTCTCCACCTTCTCGCGCAAGGATTTAACCTTGCTATGCTCTTTGCCAATCTCTCGATTGAAAATCTTCTGCTGTTTTTCGTTGAACTTGGCTTCTTTGACTACATCAGGCTCATCGCCTTCTGTCTCCACTTCAGCCTGCTCATCTCCCGCCAAAGCAGGTTCAAAGTCTGTTTCAACAGGTGCAGCTTTCTGATTTTCAACCCCTGTCAAATGGTCGTCGTCATTGATGACAGGAACTTCGTCTTCTGGAACGTTCATGGGTAACTCCATGTAGCTTTGCATCTTTGAGAATTTACGGCTTCCCATTGGCCTAAATGAGACACTTTTATGCCTCATGAGAAACATAATGAGACACTTGAGACACTTTCGTCAATAGTTATTTTCAAAAATAATAAAATGAGACACTTTTTAGAATAGGATTGCTGTTTTGGAATATTTAGTTTTCCCAAACGCAAGAATCATCATCGTCAGTTTCTGGCTGCGAATATCTTGTTCCAATAAATCCGTTCTCACGATTGCGAATTGCGTCGTATGTTTCTCGCTTCTCTTCTGTTCCGAGTGGAACTTCTTTGTCAATGAAGCCCATGTCGAAGAACCACCGCAAGCAGTCTAGCGGGTCTTTGCAGGCACCTCCCCTACCATCATGACCTGTCCAGTGTTTGAACGAGAATATCAGATTCTTGCACTCTTCTGACACGTATAGCGTTCCAGCATTCAAAGCCGCCACAATGCGCTCGACACCATCGCGCACTTGATTTGTGGTCGAAGAGTTCCAGATATTATCCATGCCGATATTGTCATTCATATCATCCAGCAGCGTGCGAACCTCTCCAATCCCGGTCCTGCCATTCGCAACGGCTGGCCTACCGTCAACAACTCGCTCAACAATTCGCTCGTTTGTAACAAACGCCCCGCAAGAGTTTTCTGGATTCCACGCAAGTATCTGTTCTGTCGGCGCAACATCGTCTTCATCCGGCGAGTTCATTGCCACCCAATTCTTCCAGTCCGCCCAACCCTCTGTACGCGCCCACTCAAACTTGTACCGCACCAAGTCAAAACCAAAGGTATCCTGCCCCGCTCCCTTTTCTCCGTCCATCTTTCTCGTTCTTCCTGTGCTTGGCGTCGCCCACTCTTCCGGTATCCCGTGCCCCGGAACATGATAGTTTCCCGGCCATTCTCGATACACATACGCCTTCTTGCCAACCACCTTTACCCAAAGCATGAACCAGTTTCTCTCTGCCGGATCGCACAAATGAAACGCCGTACCTCCAGCAGGAACTTGGTTTGCCGAGATGATATGCCGCGCACCGAACATCGGAAACTGCAATCCAACCTTCTTTTGGATGATCGCGTAGATGTACTTTTTGTATCCTTCATCTCCAAACGCACCGGCTTTACGCACAATCTCTTTAGGATTCCCCCAAGGATTATCGCAAGGGTGAAACCACACCACCGCCCGCCGATCTCCCTTGGACAACGCCACTCGCGGCACCGAATGGAAAAGCCTGCCTTCTGGAACATCTGGCATCCCCTCCTTTCCATACAACCACGCCAAGCAATTCTGTGGCCTACATTGCATAGCCGTAGCATCGCGCTTGTCAACTTCCGCCTGCTCTAACTCCCTGTATTCATCTTCTTTCAAACCCAAAGCCATCCACGGAAGCACCGCCTTGCCATCCCGCGGCAGCAAGAATGCTGGCATTGCCTTGACAACAACCATGTCGTCCATGAACGCGCCTACGCCTTCTGTCCACCCATCCACCGGCGTGTACGTCCCAACCACAACCCCGTTGACTTGTGCCGAGCGCATCTCCAGCGTCTTCAACCAATCCAACGTGAAAGCCTCGTCCAGATTGCAGTACTTCGGAATCTTGCCTTCCAACATGCTTCTCAAATCTTGACTGTATGTTGCGAACTTCAACAGCGTTCCATTTGGCAACACCGCCGCGTCATCCGGTCTGAAACCACCAGCCCGCGTGTAACTAATCCAAGTCGTTTCTGTACGCAGCGTCTTCTTCCAATCTTTCGGAAAATGACGCCAGAACAACACCTGCTGATCTTCCCTACTCCGCGTCTTCTGCGTATGGCATCCCATCACCAGAACAGCCGGATTCTTCTCTGCCATCATCATGCCGCGCTTGGCCGCGTATTGGCTCTTACTGCTTCGATTCATCCCCGTCGCCAGCACGCTATCAACCTTCTTCAACCCAGGCTTCAATGCCTGACGCATAGCCGCCTTGAACGCCTCCCACTCCAATCCCGTGTTCTTCCTGATCGTCTTTTCTGTGTAAGCCGTGCAATACGGGAAATCAATCAGCGCATCCACAACCCACCATATCGGCGGCTCCCACCCATACCGCAGCGGATCATTGTCCATCGCCTCGACAACAACTTTTCTATCCGCTTCCGGCATACACCCAACCGGATAATATTCATCATGCCGACAGCTATTCGTTTTCTTTGCCAGCATCCGCTTTTTCCTTTGGCCTATGCGCCCAATCAACCGCGTCCAAAATCATCAGTTCCATTGAATCGCATTCACTCATCCGCGTGTTCCATTCAAAAGTCTCTTCCGCTGTTGGATTAGACAATATCCCGCGCCGATAGCATTCCTCTTTCCGCAACCGCAACATCGTCACTACCAACATCAACCACTTCTCACCATGCATACTCCGCGCCAGAAAATCCTCTACCTCCCATGGCGTCAATACCGCCTTGTACTTCTCTTCCCGCTCCCAAAAAACCTTCTCCTCTTCCCGCGAATCCGTCTTCGTGTCGCGCCTGTCCACAATCGCCGACAGCGTCTCACCGGGGATGATTTGATTCAGACGAAATACCCGCTTGAAGTTTGCCAACTCATTCTCTGCCACCATAGCATCACGCTTTGAAGCATCAACCAATCCCGCGTTCTTCCGCCAATCCATCAAATCCTTGATCCAACTCATCGCTTCCCGCCTTTCGCTTTTGCCTTCCTCTTCTTCTGCCACCGAATCCCATCAAAATTCGCCCTGTACCGCCTTACATCGCACGGCCTCGCATCGCTCCCCTTCCCTCCCTCCCACATCCCGCCCATCTCACTCTCCCCCCATCCCTCGCCCAGCCGCCAACTCCGCTGGATCAACTCCTTCCACTTCCACCACCTCTCCAACTCCTACTCTGTTCCCTTTCTCCGCCTTCTCGCACGACGCACTCCACTTCTGCAACGCTATCAAACTCCGCAACGTGTTCCCTATCGCCCCAGTCGCATCACTCAACGGACTCCCTTTCAAATCGCACCGATTGCTCCCCGCCAGCATCTCCGCCCTAGCCGCTATCCCTCCACTGATCTTCTTCAACCGCTCTTTCATCTCCACGTTCCACCGCTTGTCATCCGCCGCCAACACCACCCCATCATCAGCCTTTGCTCGCGCAGGATGCTTTTCCATCTCCTTCTCGTGCATCGCCGCCACCAATTCCCGGTTGCTTCCATTGCTGCTAATCATCGCGATACCTTTTCCCCTTCAATCTCCGGCAATCCCATAACCGCCAAATCGTATGCTGTCCATCCCTCTCCCATCGCCGCGCATAAAATACGCTCCACTCCCGTCGCAACACAATGCTGCTTCATGTATGGTGCCTCTGCATCATCCCCGGGTTCTCTTTCATCGCTCTCTGCTCGCTTGGCCTCAAACTCCTTGTCAAAAGCATCTACCGTTTCAACGTCCACGCAATCTTTCATGCACAACAGCGTTTCCACCAATTCATGAACAGCCACCATCATCTCGTATTTCCAATTCCCCATTCGGCTTACGTTTATCCGCAACACGCACCCGCACGTGTTCGCCTTTGACAATGCTTCTTCTTGCTTTATTGGTTTCCCGTCTTCTCCCTCAAACCGCCAGTCGCCTACCGTGTCATACGGCTGTTCGTCGTGCTCGATTACATTGATGATTACTTTCATGCCGCCACTATATCACACCGCCACACGCCACCCAACAACAAAACGCCACGCTATACCAAATCTCTTCCCGCGCCAGTGGCACAATATAACTACAATTGAACTACACACCAATATCTGATATCTTTACGCCATGCAACCAGAACAAGACAATTCAGACCTGTTGAATAAACTCCCGCCGTCCGTAACACTACGCGCAAAACAGCACGTTGCCCCACAAGGCGTTCCTTTCATCCCTAACGTCCCAATGAAGCCTTACAAGTTCGCACGCCACAAACCTGCCCCTGTGCCACCTCCAAACTACCCTACACTATCTATGTCAGCACAACAACTAACCAAACACCGCCTCTTCCGCTCTAAACTAATCCACCGCGCTACCCATCAAGAACGCATATTCAAAGAGTATCTAATCGCATCCAAAATCCCCTTCGTCTTCCAAAAAGGCTTCCTTCGACCGTTCTATCGCATCGTCGACTTCTACCTGCCAACTCGCCAAATTATTGTCGAGATAGACGGACAATATCACGACCACGTCAACACCGCTAAGTCTGACGCCCATAAAGACCTTCGCTGGCAGCAATTCCCTACACTCCGCATTCTTAACAGACAAGTCGAAAACGGCGACTTTAAAACCATCCTTTCAAACTTCATGGCCGCAAACAATCCGCCTCTACTCTAACACTGCAATCTTCCCTCTTGACGCTTTCCGCCAACCGTGTATACTTGACACAGACACACGTATTACTACAGCCCACTTGCGGAACCAGTTGAATGCATACGCGCTTTTCGTGCGCCCCTGACGATCACACCCCCCCCGCCCCCTTGCTTTGCCCGCCGATCGAGCCGCGATCCGCTCCGCCGCTGAAGGCTTCCGCTCCCTTGCTTTGCCCGCTACACTGACAGCCGCTACACTGACAGCCGCGCACTAACCGCCGCGCACTGCACACTAATAGAACGCGCGTGAATCAACAACCATAAGCGTATTGGCGGTGCGAGAATGACAAAACGCATTAAATTGTCTCTCAAGAGATGAAAGAAGGCATATCATTAATGCGAAAGTTATAAAGCTTTGATTTTTAGCGGACTGTGCATAATGTTGCGAAAAGCGACAAGCAGGAGTGAGAAAAAGACAGAAAGGGGCGAAGTGTCATAATGTTGTAGTGATAGCTAGTTATGGCTATTTTAACACTTGGCATAGCGCGTGCTATATATATCCTGTAACCGCGCAACAGGGCGCGAAAACGAAACGAAACGAAAGGGAAGGGAAGGCGAAACATGAGAACCATATACTGCAAAGACGAGTGTAGCTCAACTCGTGGGTGTTGCTTTGGAAATGACTATACAGACAACAGCGGCACAAAGCCGCGCAACGACGGCGACTTTTTTAGGTGGCCTTTTGGCAAGCGCAAGACTCAAAAGCTAGCGCGAAACGTGTCGGTACAAGACGAATGGCGAGCGGCCGGAAATAGTTGGTTCATGGTCAGGACTGCGAGCGAAGTTTGTGACTTCATGGGGTGGTAAGCAAGGCGGGCGAATGATAATCTACACGATCAAAATGGTTGCCGTCCTGTTAACCTGCGCTATGGTTGCGCTGGCGATGCTGGCGGCGGTATAGGAAGGAAGGCGATATTATGCATGCGTGTACAAATTGCGGCAAGGAAATTAGCGCGGAAAGAAACGCGCGGATTATGGAGTTGCGCGGCAAGCCAGCGATGTTATGCGCGGCATGCGGCAAGGCCAAGGTTGAAAGGTTTAACCGGAACAGAGACAAGCGAGCGTTAAACGCGATGTTGCGCGACATGTGCGGCACTAGTGCGGCATCTGCTCGGCGGGATATGGGATTATAACAAAAGTACAAGGAGACAAAAATGAGCATCGGGAAAATGACGGTAAAAAATTTCTGCGACAAGCACAACGCTTGCGCGGATGGCAGGAAATGGGCGATCGGGACCGGCGCGGAGAATATGGCCGAACTCTGGAAGCGCGAAGACCTGCACAACGAGTGGCGGCTGTGGAT